TCGAGTAATGGATTGTGCATTAACTTTGCATAATACCTGGACTGTGATGGGTGCTGATATGTCTGGATATACTGAAGAAGAATTATTGTTCGCAGCCATGCATCATGATTTAGGTAAGGCCGGGTTTCCAGGCGAAGGCAATGAAGTGTATCAAACTGAGACTTCTGATTGGCATCGTAAAAATCAAGGAAAGCTTTATAAAACAAATCCAGCAATACCGTTTGCAATGGTACCAGATCTTTCTATTTGGTTGTTACAAGAATATGATGTTAAAATGTCTTGGACCGAGTATCAAGCAATTAAGATTCATGATGGAATGTATGATGATGCAAATAAACCATACTTTGTTTCTAGATCGCCTCAATCAAAATTAAAGACCAATTTGCCTATTATTTTGCATCATGCAGATCATATGGCATCTACAATTGAATTTGAAAGATGGCGAAACAAGAAAGAAGGAACTCCAGTAGCAGTTGTTGAAAAATCCAAAACTACAAAAAGCAATGGATTAAAGAATCTAGCAGAAGCTAATCCAACAGTTGGCCAAGCAATGACAGATATATCTAGCATATTCAGTTCATTTAACGCAGAATAATTATGATTATAGCACTTATATTAATATCCGTCTTGCTAGCAGGAGCCGCTTCCTACTTAGGTTATCGAGCATATTATCTAGCCGGATCTGTTTCAGATGCCCAGGAATATATTGAAGAATTAGAACTAACTAACTCTTATATGTATTCTCGAATTGAAGATTCATATACTAAAATGCAAGAAATCGATCGACTAGGAGCTTTTGAAAAAGATGATGAAGCAGGAACCACTTTCCAATTATTGCAACAAACAATAACCGAACTTAAAGACACATTCGATGGCCAAGCGCAAGAAGAAAAGTAATGTATATTTTACGAAGATCCAGGATATGGCAATTTCTGCTTATAATCGGATTGAAGATAGACCAGTTCTTCGAGAACGTGTTTACCGAAGATTTATTTATCCAGCTTTCATGAAAATGGCAGAGAATCTAATTAATAAAATGAAACCGGTTTATATCGATAGTTCATTTTTAGATTTACAAACCGACCTGGTTACTTACCTAACTGAAAGACTTCGTAAATTTAATCCAACTGCTGGAAAGGCATATTCTTATTATACCAGAACATCATTTAACTATTTAATTGCTGAGAATCAAAAAGGTTATGCAAAACTTAAAGCAGATACCGGTGAATTAGATATTGATGAACAAAGAAATATTGGAATTGAAATGCATAATGATGATATGCGAGAAACGCTCCGGGAATTTATGGATGCTTACATTGAATATTGTTATAACAACTTAAATTTTATTTTTACTAATCCAACTGATATTCATGTTGCTGACTCAATATTACATATTTTTGAGTCTCGAGAAAATATAGAAGACTTTAATAAAAAAGCTTTGTATATTTTTATTCGTGAAAGATCTGGCCTAGAAACATCAAATATTACTCGTGTAATAAAAGTTCTTAAAGAATTATATGAAGAGAAGTTTAAAGAATATGAACAAGAAAACTTCATAAATCTACCTTTTTGATATTTATATTAAAGGATTTGAATTATGGACAAGAATGATGAATTATTCAAAGGCACTAGTTTTGCTGACTTAATGTCCGATGTCTATCATAACTCTAAAAAGAAAGATAGACAAATAAATCAATTGATTGCCCAGTTACAACCACTTATACGTAATGCATCAGATGCTACGATTATAGTCCCATTAATTAAAGAATACTTAGACGTTGCTGTGAAGAATGATGATCATCTTGTCAAACTAACGGCAATTGTTCAAAGATTTATTTCAACTAAACAAACTATTGCTGGCGCGGATGGACTATTAAGTGATGAAGAAAAAACTCAATTATTAAAAATTGCCGAATCAACATTATCTTCCGAATTAGAAGATGAAATACAAAGTATCAATGATGAAGCAGAAGCAATTAAACAACAAATATCAGTTACTCAAGCTAAGTTAGGAAAGGACCTAAATGGATCAATATAACCAAGTTCAATTTGAAATTGCTGAGGTATTAGCTTACGATGATACTTACAAATATATTGACCCATCCTCCCCAAATGGTAATACTAGCAATTTATTTTCTATAAAAGCCCGCGGATGTAGTTCATATTATAATCACACTGAATTAACTGCTAAGCCAGCAAATATTAACATGAAACGTATTCCATTAGTTGGAGAATATGTATTACTAGTTAAAACATTTAATCATGAAGCTACATCTGAAAAATGGCGTCACTGTTGGTACTATTTGTCAACCGTAGATATCCAGTCATCAATTAATGATAATACAATTCCTGGACTATCAATTCAATTAGATCAGGAACAAATTGATGCCACGCTGCCGGGAACTACATTTCAACCAAAAGTTATATCACCATTACAGCCATTTGAAGGAGATTCGATTATTGAAGGTCGATGGGGTAACAGTATACGATTTGGTAGTACTGTTGATTTGTCGAATACATATAGTATTGATAGACCATGGGAAGGCAAACAAACCGGTGATCCTATTACTATAATAGCAAATGGACAAAAAAATTATACAAATAAGCAATTCACTGTTGAGAATATTGAATCAGATGATGCATCTTTATATTTAACTAGTACCCAAAGTATTCCTAATATTAAATTAAATAATATTTTAAAAATAGGAATATCTGATTCTGCATTTAATAAATCTCAATTTATTGGTGTTGCTGATCGTGTTATACTAAAAGCAAAAACAGATGTAGTTGCATTAGATTCGCAAAAAGGTATTGAACTATTATCTCCAAAGGTAAATATCGGTACCGGACCGTACGAACCAATACTACAAGGACCAGCGGTTCAAGAGTTACTACAAAAAATTGTCATGGTGATTCAACATGGATTTGTAGATTCATCTGGTGCTATCTGTACCCCAATCAATAATGCATTATCTGGTATTGATTTATCTAGATTGCTGAGTAAGACTATTCAAATTGATCAATACAAAGAAGACTTAATTGCATAACTAAAGATAATAATATGTCAATCGGAACACAAATACCATCACAAATTGTTAAAAAGATAATACCTATATTATCTGGTAAAATGTCAACAATATCTAATTTAGCTAATAAAACTGCATTAGACTGTTTGAATCTACCTCCGGAGACTCAATGTAGCGATCCTTTAATTTCAAAAGTTAAACAACAACTAGCTGACCTACAAACATTAATTAATGAACTAGATACATTAATCAATAATATAAGTTCGATTGCTAATTCAATACAGGTAGTAGCTACGGTTGCAACTGCATTAAAATTAGTACAATTAGCAATTCCCGCAGTACCTGGTGTGCCGTCCGGACCGATTACAGAATTAATTAATATATTTACAAAACTTATAGAAAATTCAAAATCCGGCGTAGACAGCCTAACAAATATACTAGAAAATATTAAATCTCAATTTAATAGTATCAATAGTAATATAGCAAATTCTATTAAAAAATTATCATCAATTTGTAGTAATGAACAATTTGAAACTTCAGAAGATATTGCTAGATTAATTAATCCTGTGGGATTATCGCTAGAATATACTAGTAAATTTTATACTACGACTAATGTATCACAAGAAGATATTGATTTCCGAGTAGACAGTATACAAGATTTATTAGATGATCAAATTAATGTAATGCAAAATTTAATCGAAGCTCCAAGCAAAGTAATAACATCAGAAATTCCTCCAGTTATAACGGATGGTAATATTAATGATTATTTTGTTAATACATCAACAAATCAAATATTTGGCCCTAAAACTAATAAAGGTTGGGGAACACCCGTAAATTAATAATTACAATATTTATATAAAAATAAGTACTATGGATAATAAAACATTTATATTAGCTCTACGCAAGATAGTCCGTGAAGAATTAAAAACGGTTATTAAACAAGAACTAACTGAGATTTTGAAGGAAGGTTTAAAACCTACTATTTCAGAAATGGCACAGCCAGCAAAACCAAAAAATATTGCAGGAAATCAAAAACCAGCACCAAAGAAAAAACCAATGTTTGAAGATAATCGTTGGGCATCTATTTTAAATGAAACGGAAGCAATGTATGAACAGCGACCTGAGCCTATGAATAGTTTTGCTGAAATGATGAATGAATCTGTAGACGAAATTACCATGACATCACGTGATGCACAAGGGTTTGGAATGATGCGTCAAAATATGCAACAAGCAATGAGTGGTATAGATCCGGCTCCAGCAGTAATGGAGGATCCAGAAACCGGTAAAATATATGAAGTAGCTCCGGAAGTTGCATCTGCACTTACTAGAGATTATTCTGCATTGATGAAAGCAATTGATAAAAAGAAAAATAGATAATGGGATATCAAGTCGTACCGGTAAATAATATTGTAACTGTAACTAATAATGTTGGTTTAGGTGTAGCATTTTCTACTGGTACTCGTGGATTATTTAGTAGTATATATACAACCCCGCAACAAGTAAAAGAAAATTTAAAAGCATTATTATTAACACGGGTTGGTGAGCGACATATGCAACCAACGTTTGGTACCAATTTGTTGAATATTATCTTTGAACCAAATATATCAGATTTGAAAGACGATATTACTGATCTACTTACAGTCCCAATAAATTATTGGATTCCTTCAATTTCTATAGAATCGGTTGATATTATTACAAATGAAGACGATCCTACAATGATTCATAATTTAAAAATAACAATAAAATATTCAGTTCAGAATTTTTCGCCAGATACGATTACATTCATATCATCGACTGATGGCACACTTGCAGTTGAATAGGGAATAATATGGAAACAAAAAAAGATATATCGTATATAGGAAAAGATTTTGGACAGTTTCGTAAAAACTTAATTGATTTTACAAAACAATACTTTCCGGAAACATATACAGATTTTAATGAATCATCTCCCGGGATGTTATTTGTTGAACTTGCAGCATATGTAGGGGATGTATTATCATTCTACACTGATTCAAATTTAAAAGAATCATTATTAGAACAAGCTACTGAACGTGGTAATGTGTATGATATTGCAAAATCATTAGGATATAATCCTGTAAATTCAATACCAGCACATGTAATGTTAGATGTTTATCAGCTAGTACCCGCAATTGGTACTGGTGCTGCTGTTGCTCCTGATTTTAATTATGCTTTAGCAATTCGCCCAGGAATGCAAGTTAAACAAACAACCGGCCCTTCGGTATTTAGAACATTAGATTCAGTTGACTTTGGATTCTCATCTTCATATGATACTACAGAAGTTACTATCTATGAAAGCAATGATGTTACTAACTTGCCAACTTATTACTTATTAAAAAAATCAGTTAAAGCGGTATCGGGAGATGTTAAGACCGCTACATTTACATTTACAACCCCAGTTGCATATGATAAATTTGTATTACCAGAAACTAATATTATTGAAATTGTTTCGGTAACAGAATCAGATGGCGATGCTTGGTATGAAGTTCCATACTTAGCACAAGACACAATATTTGAAGATGTTCCTAATTTATTAGAAAATGATCCAGACCTAGCTCCATATCGAGATTCATCTCCTAGTTTATTAAAACTTAAGAAAACAGCAAAACGTTTTGTATCCCGTTTACGAAGTGATAATAAATTAGAAGTACAATTTGGTGCTGGAATATCTGATAATAATGATGAAGAAATTGTTCCCAATCCTGACAATGTAGGAAATGGCTTAGCAGGATTTCGTAGATCAGTTGATATTGATATTGACCCGTCTAATTTTTTATATACGAGAACATATGGCCAAGCGCCTTCAAATACAACATTAACTGTAACGTATACTACCGGGAATGGATTAGTTGATAACGTTCCAGCAAATGTATTAACTAAAATTAATTTTATAGAGTATGAAACTGATATTAATAGTACATCAAATGCTGGCCTAGTTAATTTTGTTAAAAATACAGTAGCAGTTTCAAACCCTGCTCCAGCAAATGGTGCTAAGACTGCAGATACGTTGCAAGACATTAAAAATAATGCTTTAGCTAATTTTGCTACTCAAAATCGTTTAGTAACTAGAGAAGATTATATTATACGTTCTTATTCAATGCCAGCAAAATTTGGTAGTGTTGCAAAAGCATACATTGTTCCGGATGATCAGTTATCGCAACAAGATTACCAACAATCTAGAATCGCTAACCCATTAGCAATGAATATGTATGTATTAGGATTTAATTCATCTAAACAATTAACTGAGTTAAATTTAGCAGTAAAAGAAAACTTAAAAACATATTTAGGATATTATCGAATACTAACGGATGCTGTAAATATTAAAGATGCATTTATTATTAATCTAGGAGTTCAATTTGAAATATCAGTACTTCCAAATTATAATAGCAATGAAATACTATTAAAATGTATTAGCACAGTTCAAGATTATTTTAATATCGATCGTTGGCAAATCAATCAACCAATTGTTAAATCTGATATTTTAAATTTAATTGGAAACATAAAAGGCGTTCAATCAGTTATTGGAGTATCATTTAATAATCTATATGATACCACATTAGGATATTCCGGTAACACCTATGATTTAAATACTGCTACAAAAAATGGCGTTGTATATCCATCATTAGATCCTAGTATTTTTGAAGTTAAATTCCCAACACAAGACATAAAAGGTCGAGTAGTAAATTATTAAGGATATAAATGTTTAGAATATTTTATGCAGAAAAAGATGCAACGTTGTATGAATCTGTACCAACACAGAATACTGGATTAGATGAAATCTTAGAAATTGGGAAACGATTGGATACCGATGGTTCAACTCTTTTAAAATCAAGAAGTCTTGTTAAATTTGATATGACAGAAATTTCTGCATCTCTATCTACTTATGGAAAAACAGTAAATGACTCTAAATTCGTATTGCAATTATATACATCTCATGCAAAAAATCTGCCGGCTGAATACACTGTAACAGCTAAATTAGTAGGAGAAAATTGGATAAATGGTACAGGATATTTAGCAGCTGCTACAACCGATGGTGCAACGTGGTCTGATCCAGAAATGGGTAATACTGTTAATACTTGGATATCATCGAGTCAGAATATACAAATTGGGTCTAGCTCATTGTATGTATCCGGAAGTGGTGCTGGTGGCGGTTCGTGGATGTATCAATCTGCATCATTAGGGGCAACTGCTGGTTTACAAACATCTGAATCATTTTCTTATAGACCATCTGATGTTAATATGGATGTTACTAGTGCCGTAAAGATTTGGGTATCAGGTAGTGGAGGTGCTACTATTCCTAATTATGGATTTTTAATTCAATTTTCTGATGCCGATGAATTAAATGATATTGTAAAAGGGTATGTTAGATTTTTCAGTCGTGAAACTCAGACAATATATGTTCCTAGATTAACGATGTACTGGGATAATAGCACTTTTACAACGGGATCATTGGCCGCGGCTAACTTAGAGTCATATATAGTATATACCAATATTAAACCAACGTATAAAGATACCGAGATAGCTAAAATTAGAATATATACAAGAGATAAATATCCGCAAAAATCTCCTACTAATTTATTCCCGGAACAAACAGTAAAATTCTTGCCGGCTACAACTAGTTACGCAGTATTTGATGCCGCTACAGATGAAGCCATAATTCCTTTTGATGATATTTATAATAAAGTGAGTTGCGATACTACTAGTAATTTTGTCTACTTAGATTTAAATGGCCTTATGCCAGAACGTTATTATCGTTTAGAATTTAAGATTAAAGATGGCTTTACTACACAGTATGTAGACGACCAAATTTATTTTAAAGTAATCAGATAATGGATAATACATATAATAAAGATCTTGAAAATGTAAGACCGGATTTAGTATCAGTTTCTGGTAGATTGAAGCCAGACCCAGTTTCATTAGCTCAACAAGCAAAATACAAACAACAAGGTCTAACTGTAACTTCGAATAATACTTCAATTATCCCTAGGGATTCCGCCGGGAATATTATATTGCAAGAAAATTCTGAAACAAATCCGCTATTAATTATAGAACCAGTAACAACTAAAATAACTACTAATTCGATATTACGGGTTATTAATACACAGTTTCAATATTATAGTTTCCCAGTATCTGTACGTACTACGACTAGTAATGCATCAATTGATTTGAATATTGACTTAGATAATTTAGATGTAGATCCAATATTTGCAAGATATAAACCTAGCGCTGATTTAGAGCCAGATCAAGCGCCTGTTTCAGCTGGTGCTAATTTCTATTCTGGGATATTAATGGATGAAGTTGAAGATGGATTGCCACAACGAGTAAATAACGGATATTATATAACTAAAGAAATTAAAAACTCGGGCAAAGATTTACGATTTAGAATTAAATTAAAGCATCAATACGTAGCACCAACTGGGTATGGAACAACTTATTTTAGTTTAATAAAAAGTGGACCAGATTACCCATTAAATAGAGCTTGGCGCGAACCGTTTGCTACTACTAGTAGAAACGCACCGGATGTTTTCGGGTCTATCTGGCCAGGACCTGATTCAGCTCAAACAATTTATTTAGATGAAATTATTACGAATGAAGATTTTGAAATTGGCGATGTATTTGGAATAGGAATTAGTGTAGGAGGCGTTGATAAACCAAATAATATTTTCCATATTTTAATTGCAGATCAATCATATTGGGTAATCACAGATGCATCTAAAAATGTAGATAACTGGAATCAAGAAATATAAAATATGTTAGATCAATATAAAAATACCGCACAAATACAAGCTAAAAATGGCTCTGTTTCTGCGGAGCGTTTATCTCAGAGTAAAACAAGGCTCTTAAGTTTTGATGCTGATGAGTCTATTTATTTTAATCCAGAAATTGCAGCACAGGGAATTGATTCTAGAACCGAGTTACATGTTTATAATAATAATACGTGGATCACTGCTAATCATTCTGTACATAAACTAACTAAGATTCCAGAATACCGAGATACGATTACAAATCAATTAATAACATTCTCATCGCCACCGGTTGCTATTGATTTATACAATGAATTTAAACAATTAAATTTAACCTCTGGAAATTTTAATATTGTTGTTAATTTCTTTAAAAACTTAATTGGTAGTTATGATAAACAATACTTAAGGATTGACGGAATATCCCCGGATAGAAAAGAGATCCGTCTTCGAGCAATTGACGGTACCGATCCGAAATTTTTATCACAGATTACTAATTATATTAATACCGTACAACAAACCGCGTCTACTTTTTATAAATCATATTTACTAAATTTTAGTAGAAATAAAAACATATTGTTTGTTAATAGTGTAGTTATTGGCGATTATTTATATGTTAAGTTGTATGAAGCTTTACCGTCAGATATCGAAGTTGATTTCAAATGTTGGGTAGTTGAAGAATTAAAAGACGCATATATTGATTCAGTTCAAATTGCACCAGATGTAATTGCAACCCGTACAAATAAGTTAGCAAATCCAAATTGGTATGCAAATGCATCATATAATATATCGTCAGAAACTGGGCTTAAAAATTGGAATGATTTATTAGGATCTTCCGTACAAACATCGCAGCAAATTGTTGATGCATATTTTTCTGGCAGTTTAGCTGGAATGAAATTAAACATTGATTATTCAGATTTTAATAACTTTGTATTCTATAGTTCAGCTACTGAAAGATTGCAGAATTTTAAATATAAATTAGATTTATTAGAATATTATACATCACAGAGTTTAGTAGTATCTCAATTATCAGGAAGTGTTGCAACAACCAATGTAGTTGATTATACAACAACTAAAACTAATTTAGTTAGTGGATTTGATGCATTCGAACAATATTTATACTATCAATCATCGTCGATATTAACAACATATGAAATACCAGTCGTTTCTCCAAATGTAGCTGATGTTACTGGCAGTTATATAACGCCTGTACCAAAATCAACTAGTACATATCCATATGCTTTGGTTTCTACTACTAGTACACAATTTACAACTTGGTTTGATAATTTAATAGTGTCAGCATCATTATATGATACTTTAAACTTGAATGCATTAACCGCAGCAATTCCGGAATATATTCGATTTGATTCAGCTAATGTCGATTTAGGCACATTTGTTAATATGTTAGGACATCATTATGATATACTATATACGTATATTAATCATATGTCTAAAACCAATAAACGAGAAGAAAATCCTAAATTAGGAATGCCAAATGAATTGTTATATTCAGTAGCAAAACAATTTGGTTGGAACTTAACAGACGGAAATCAATATCAGGATCTATGGCAATATGTACTAGGTACATCGGAAACAGGAACACCATTAACTGGGTCTATTTCTGTTGGAGATCCTAGTGTACCAGGCCGAGATATGACATATACAGTGTGGAGACGTATTGTAAATAACTTGCCTTTGCTATTAAAATCTAAAGGTACTAAACGCAGTGTTCAAGCATTATTATCTTGTTATGGTATTCCTCAATCAATGATATCAATCAATGAATATGGCGGCCCGAGATTAGACCGAGCACCTGTATATGAAAAATTGAATTTTGATTATGCACTGGATTTAATTGGAACAACTACAGGTACTGTTACTATAAATTATACTGGATCTGTACAGTCAGTTGAACTTCGTTTTAGAACAGACAATGTAATTACAAACCCAACAATGCCGAGCACAATGAACCTATTTAATATAGGGTCAAATGCCGTAACATTAGATTATACATCAGGCACATTAGGTAAAATTAAAATTAATGGAACTGGATCTGGCAACATTGAAATGTTTGATGGTGGTTGGCTTACGGCATTACTTCTAGTAACTGGATCTAATTTACAAGTACTTGCAAAGCGATCTAAGTATGGAAAAATTGTTGCAGCCGTTTCTGCGTCGGCTACTGCTTCAATTGCTACATCGGGTTCTTTAACGTTGGGTTCTACAAGTACTGGTGCTAGCAGATTAAAAGGCGAATTGCAGGAATTGCGATTATGGAATGCTAATGTCTCTACCTATTTTGATAATCACGTAAAAGCCCCAGCAGCATATAATAGTGCAAATCCATACAATGAGTTAATATTCCGATTACCATTAACCCAAAAAGTTAATCACACACTTACTGGCTCAATGCAAGGCGTACAACCGGCGACATCATCATTTACAGCATCATTTACTGGTTGGTCGACTGCAACTCCATATGATTCAATTGAAGAAACATATTACTATGATTCGCCATCTCTAGGCGCAGGTACATTTGATGATAATAAAATTCGCCTAGAAGCTAATGATTTAGTCGGAACACTAGATGTTAAAACTAGAGCAGAACGTAGTCAATTTGATACTGCAGCATTAGACAGTAAAAAATTAGGTGTATATTTTTCGCCACAAACAATGATTGATGAAGATATCATTGCTCAATTAGGATTCACTGTATTAGATGAATATATTGGAGATCCTGGCGAAACTGATTCAATGTCATATCCAGAATTAATCCAAGCCGCTCAAACATATTGGAAGAAATATAAAACTAGAAATGATATCAATGCATATATTAATATGTTTACATTGTTCGATCTTTCATTCTTCCGACAATTAGATCAATTACTTCCGGCACGTGTTGATAAATTAACCGGTATATTAATAAAACCAAATTTATTAGAACGTAGCAAAGGCCAAATACTTCCTAAAATTGTTCGAGAGGACGAATCATATAACAGTTTGATTGCCGCAGTTTCACCAATAACATCCGGAGATTATTTACAATTCACCGGATCTGTTGATGGTAAAATTGTAGAGATATCTGGAATTGATGATGATCAATGGCAAATGTATTTAACGGCATCTACGGCTGACAAATATGATGGAACACCGTATTCACACGAATATCTAGTTAGATCAGGAAGCACATATATTACTGCGTCAACTCCATATTGGATAAGTGAAGCATTATGCCCGGCGATAACATCGAGTGTAGTATCAGAATTTAAATTTGTGTCCGGGAGCACTACAAACGCAACACAAAGCTTTGGAATAACGTATGGTACTGGTTCTTATGGTACTGGATCATATGCTGTTGATTTATTTGTATTTAGTGGAACTTTAGCTGAAGTACAAGACTTCTTACCACAAGGAATAAACAACCAAAGATATTCTGGTGCTAAAATGACATCGGCGGGATTCAATATAAATTCAACGGACACGGTTGATGGCGGTCCTGTAGCAGAATGGCGTACTGCTAATGGTAATCAGTTGATATATCAGACAGTTGGTCAACAAGGTAGTTTTGTATTGTAAATTACCACCAAAATTAATAATATGTATATTTATATAAAATAAGGTTAAAACGATATGGGATATTTAGATAATACAAGCGTAACAATTGACGCTATATTAACATTAAAAGGAAGAGAATTGCTAGCAAAAGGCGGTTCTGCATTTAATATTACGCAATTTGCGGTTGGAGATGATGAAGTAGATTATTCATTATGGAATCCAGATCATCCATTAGGAACTGCATATTATGGTACCATTATTGAAAATATGCCAATCACTGAAGCAATTCCTGACGAAACTCAAGCATTGAAATACAAGCTAATTACATTGCCAAAACAAACAACTAATATTCCGGTTGTAACAGTTGGTAATACATCAATTTTATTAATTGCAAATGGTGATAGCTCAATTATTTCTCCAAATACAAGTAATTTCCAAGGCGGAAATAGCAATTTAGGATACACGGCAATTTTGTCTGATTCAACGGTAGCTGATATACAAGTAACTAGAGCATTACAAAATTCAGTATTACCTACGACTCCTAGATTCATTGGTGATAACCAAGATGCACAAAGTGTTGCTGCAGCAGGATTTGAATTTAAAATTATTGCTAAGACGCAAATGATTGAAGATAAAACTGCTACGATTACTGTAATTGGTAATGAAACTGGTGGAAGTGTAACAATTAATTTAACAGTTAAAAAAGCAACTACTGCTACTATATAATAGGTAAATAATATGAACACATCAATGTTGATTAAAAAATTAAAACAACAAACTAGACACGGCCAAGCTGGTAATAGAGCAGCTGGTAATCAATCAGTTGTAGTTACGCCACTAGCTCAACCAGTTGTAGGCGGACCAAGAATTTCCCCAGTTGATGTTAATGATCAAGTGCAGCAATTAGCACAATCACTAGCTAATCAAATGGTAGCAGAAATGCAACAAAGTCAAATCATATCTCGTAATGGTCGTACTTATACTAAATTTGATGCAGTAAATGATATTGTAGCAAATCAAACTGAAGTCGTAACTGCAGGATTATGGAGTGATAATTTAGCTGCATTAACAACGTATTTTACATCGTCCGTTGAAACAACTTCTCAACGTAGATATTATATCGATGTATTACAAGCTACGCCTGCAGCAGATGGTGCTGCGGTACAATATTCATTAGCTTATGGAAATGTGTTAGGTAGTGGATCTGATTCACAAGGTCAACTTAATGATTCTCCATCCCGTGCTGTATATTCTCAATATCGTCAGTTACTATTGAATCCAACTGATACTCGATTTACCACTGCTGGTTCTGGTAGCACTGATTCAATTTACGTTGTTAACTTTAAAAGAAACCGAGTAAAAGAAAAATTAGATGCTGGTAACTTTGAATTACCACTTCGGTTAATATCTGGTTCTCGTCCTACTAATGCCACCGGAAGTGTAGCAGTCAGTGGTTCTAAAATTGTAACATTGATTGATGATTCTTCTATTGCGGCTGCTACTATAGTTGGTACTGGTAAAGTTTATAACATTGTTTCTGGATCTATTAATAGCGGTGTTTATAATCCGTCTGCCCCTGTTTATTATGGGTTATCATATCCAGATTATGGAACGTTGGTATTAGATGGCAAGATGCTTGATCAACAATTGAATTTCCAAACCAATACTGGTTCTAGCTCAGAAGGTAACAATCATTTTGCATTATATCATTCAATATCAGCATCAGCTTTATTGACAGATCCGTTAACTGGTGACCCATATGGCTTTGTTGCAAGAAACTCCGAGAAGATTACAAGCACACATTATTTTGTAAGAATTAAAAATGCAGAATATAACTTTTCAAATAATCCATCATACGTTTCCGGTAGTGTAGGTCAAATTGCTCAGACATCATTTGTAGGTGATCCTAAAACATATATCACAACTGTTGGATTATATAATGATCGTCAAGAGTTATTAGCAATTGCAAAATTAAGCAAAGCATTGTTAAAATCGTTCCAACGAGAAGCTCTTATTCGAGTTAAATTGGATTTCTAAAATAACACATTGATTTAAGCCCTGCTATATTTATATTAAATGTAGTAGGGTTTTTACTGATTATGGCTGAATCAAAAATAAATAATGAAATTTCATATCAAGGCATATATCCAACTGTTTTCAAAAAAATAGATGCATCTGATGTAATGATAAACCCATTCCAAGTATTTAAATCTTGGTCGGTAGCTTCCGGATCTAGTACTAGCAGTTTATTACCGTTAACGGCTATTTACAGCGACGTCAATGTTTTGCCAGCACTAGGGTCTGAATTAACATATAATGATGCTACTAACCTCGATGGTAGCTTACAAACGATTATATACCAATCTATAAATCATTTATTCTATAAATACAAAGGACAACCTAATAATACATATGGTCCGACTGATTTAACACGTACTCAAAAGTACTTATATCAGTCAGCATCGGTATTTTCTATCCCGCAAGTTAAAATAGGGGAAGGTATTAAACCCGGGTCTTTTTCTATAGAAAATAATACTGATACAATTTTATCAGATCGATATAGTAATTTATATTTAGAATCCATTGATACCAGTTCATTTGCTACTGGGGTGATGTGGTATGAGGGATTCAATGAATATTTTGATACCAGTCGTATTAAATATGTTAGTTCAGGAGTAACATATGTACCGGGAGTACCTGATACTGATGTAAATGTTCTTCCGGTTGGGCTAGCTGCAAAGTTTGTAGGTAATGGATATATTGAATCTGAATTAGATGGATTCTATGATAGAGATCATGATTATGCAATTGCTTTTTGGATATCCGGTTCTAGCCCAACAACAAATTTAATTGCAACAAAAGCTTCAAGTAGTTTAACTCCACAATATCCGTTCCGGGTTGAATTAAGTGGTAGCAACCAAATTAAATTTTCTGTTGCTGGCAGTACGACATTTAAAACTCAAATTACATCGTCGGTATTATCAACATCTTGGAATCATATTATTTGTCAAAAATCTGGCAGTGTATTGCAATTATATGTTAATGGGGGTCTTGATGCATCAGGTTCATCAACTTTATTAACTAACACAATGTCACCATTTACGGCTTCTGCTCGTATAGACAATATTGATAAGTTGTATATTGGAGGATATAGCCCGTCAAGCTCAAATTTAACAGCTGTTTTAGATGAAATTAGGATATTTAATAAGCCGCTAACTAGTCCAGCAATTGGAGTAATATCTGCTGCTAATCTTATAGATGGCGCGTTTCTTCAAACAAATCATGTAGGAAATATTTTTACTAAACAAGGCCTTGCAGTAGTATCGACCCCTGATTATCGATATAATACATTGATAACAAATAATTTTACTTTTATTGACTATCGTAGCACTGTTACTATCAATGAATTAAGTGTGGTTGCTAAACTTGATGCTGGAGATTTTAATATGTCAACTAATCTAACATTAACTAAAGATGATGATGTAACATATCAGCCATTTGTTAGTAGCAGTGATTTTGCTCCTTATATAACCACAATTGGATTATATGATGATGCTGGTCAATTATTAGCAATTGGAAAAATGGCTCAAGTTATCCGGAAACGGGATGATGTTGATATGAACTTTTTGATTCGAATCGATCTAGATAAAAATATTGCATTTAAGGGAGAATGATGATACGATTAAAACATTTACTACGCGAAATAAAAGATACAGATTTAGATCGAATATTGACTAAAATAAAAAATAAACAGTTTAGATTTTTTGCGGCAGGAGATAATGGTCGGGTATATGAAATTGATGGAGAAGACAAACTTTTCAAAATTACTAAAGAAATGGATGAATTTGAAGTAGCTTCTATTATAGTTGGTCGTTATGCTGAATTTACTACGTTTATCCCGGTATATTATGTTACTGATGCTAATGCCGAAGGATTCCCGGATATGGCATATATTATGTCTAAAGCTGATAAATTAAATCCTAACTATAAACGAGCACTAGATCGGTTCATTGATGATTTTAAAACATATGCATATGATGAAGGTGGGGAAGTAACTATTTTTGATTACTTGGATGCTGAGGGTGGTCGAAGTCATGACACAAAATTAATTAATTTTCTCCGAGCATTACAGGCTGATATTCGCAAACTAAATATCTTGGATTTTGAATTAGACTTAGATTTCAAAACTGATAATATCATGATATGGAATGGGAATCTAGTAATGATTGATTGGTGATCAATATTTATATATAGAAATGAAAAACATCATGATAGAACATATTATTAAACATTTTTTATTCGAACAAGCAAAATTTCGATGGGGTATAATACCGCCAACTCCGGCTTTACTAACTGCAGCAAAAGAAGCTGGCGGGGTGTATGCATTTACTGCAAAATTAAATTTTACTAAAAAAAGTGTTATTCCTAGTGATCAAATAATAAGAAATATATTAACTAGTAATATATCAGATATGCCCAGTACTGGTGATGATTCTGTTGGGGCAACCGGGAAATATTCTAATGGAAATTATATATACCTAATTAGTAATCCTTTAAAAGAATCGCCGAATCGATTAAAATTTAATGTTTGGATCATTGAACGACAAAATTTAAAAGATATAGCAGTCGAAGTTGTTGACAGAGAAAAAATGACTGGATATTTTACAAAATCAACTAGTCCTATAGATTTTGGAGAACGACAAATAGGAAATTCAGATTTAATGTCATATGATGATATGGCACGATGGTTTTCAGCATTAACAGAAGCAGCAACTAAACAAGGCGTAAAGTTAGATCTCCCGGATATTCAAAAAATAAATACAATTCAATCTAGTATTAAAACTGGTGAATTTAAAACTCAGTTTGTAGATATAACTGATGAAAATGCTGATGAGTATGAAACTGGTTTCCGCGGAAAGGCTGAGATTTCATATACTCCAGATGGAGATCAAATCGTAACTCCAATTTCTGGTAGGATCGATGTAACTGAAGATGACACTAATAATGATGGGGAACTTCATCTCGGATATTTTGAAGGCCAGTTTAAAAATGGAGTGCCTTTTAACGGAACTTGGACTAAATACCAATTAACCGGCAATAAAACTCCGGATAATATATATTCTATCTGGAAAGGCGAATTCAAAACAGAAGCTTATGAAAATGAACGCGGGACGCGCAGCTTTCATATAAAAAAAATCCCAGGAAAAGGAAAGTATATAGTTGACCCTCATGAAAAGTTAGTATATCCATATACAGCACAAAAACCAAATGCTGCGGGGTATACTGATACATATTATCTTGAAGGAGATTCTGTTTATTTTATTAATATATTTGCAGATCCCGTGCCAGCTTGGCTTTATATACCAAAATTAGAATTCGAATTATGGACTGCGTCTGGTACTAGTCCTAAAAATGCAAGGGAGGCATCTATAAGTGAAATTTCTATTTTAAATAAAAATTATCCAAATGAACTACCAGATGCTATTAAATGGAAAACTGATAAACAGAATACGCCAGTGACATTTACATCGTTTCCGGTTAATATATATACAACAACAAATGAAGAAGATTTTACAGATACCGGTAAAGTTATTTCAAAGATGACAGCTGATAAGCCACAATATTGGTACGATGCTACAGCAAATGGCTATGCTAAGTTAGTTGGTAGATCGAAAGATCCAAATAAATCATATTGGGTAAAATCTGATCAAATAAAATAATAGTTATGGCAAAAAATCATTATCATAGTTCCGGAAATTCTAAACGGGCTATCGCATTAAAATATGGATATAAATCTGGCTTAGAGCAATTAGTTGCTGAACAAATTAAAAGTTGTGATTTTCCTTTGAATTACGAAACAAAAATATTAAATTATATTGTACCAGAACGTGCCGCAAAGTATACTCCTGATTTCGTATTCACTAAAAAGAATGGTGAAATCATGTATATTGAAACAAAAGGTCGATGGACTAGTATAGATCGTTTAAAAATGAAGCACGTACTAGCTTCGAATCCTGGCATTGATATTCGTATGGTATTCCAAGCTCCTACTCAAAAAATATCAAAAGGCAGTAAAACTACATATGAATCATATGCCAATAAACTGGGAATTACTCACGTTGGTAAGAAAATTATCCCGGCAGACTGGTTCGATGAATGTGTTAAATCAGATGATGAAATTATTAATACAAAAAAATTCTTTGGATAAAGGTTTGATTTGTGAAATTAAATCAATATATTCTAGTAAGAAATTAAGTTTATTTAATTAATTGATTAATTCAGTATTGAATTGATCGTTAGACCAGTAATGTAATGTATGTGTCTAACTATTATTATTAATATATTATTTAATTAATTAATAACTTTGAATACTGATTGATTTTCATTATATTATTATTAATGAAGAATATTAAGTTATTACAGTTATTGGAATCAGTATTAGGTAAAGGGAAACCTACATCTGGCGATAATATCGCGTTCTTCTCTCCATTTGTTTCTCACTACAAGCCAAAATTAGAAATTGATATTAATACTAACCACGCCGGCGAAAATGCATGGCACTGTTGGATATCTGATAAAAAGGGTAGAAGTATTACTACATTATTCAAACAACTTAATCTTTCTCGAGAAAAGTTTGAACAATTAAATCGTATTATTGAAACAACCCGATATCGTACGGGAATTCAAATACCAGAAAAAATTCAAGTAATTCAATTACCTGATGCATATCGTCCATTATGGATAAATAAAAATACTCCGGATTTCAAAAATGCAATACACTACCTAACTAAACGAGGAATAACAATCTTTGATATTATTAAGTATCGAATTGGATATTGTGAGTCAGGTGAATATTCCGGCAAAATAATCATCCCTAGCTATGATACAGATGGTCAATTAAATTATTTCGTTAGCAGAGCATATTATTCTAGTGATAAACATAAACATAAAAATCCTAAAATATCAAAAGATATACTTGGTTTTGGAATGTTTATTAATTGGGCAGAACCAATTATATTATGTGAAGGTTCATTTGATGCAATTGCAATTAAAAGAAACGCAATTCCATTATTCGGCAAGATCATTCAGCCAATGCTTCAAAAGAAAATAATCGAAGAACGAGTTAAAAACATTTATATCTGTCTAGACGCAGATGCATTAAAGAATGCAATCCAAATTGCTGAAAGATTCATGTCCGAAGGATTAAATGTATATTTTATTGAATTAAAAAATGAAGATGCGTCGGAACTAGGATTTCAACGAATCACAGAAATATTAGCAGATACAGATGTTCTAACATTTGAAGGATTAATGGAATTAAAAATGGGAATGTTATGGATATAACAAAAATACCTAGTACAATATCAAAGATAGATAAAATTTTTCATATTTCAGATATACATATTCGTACTTTAAAAAGACACGGAGAATACCGAGAAGTGTTTAACAACATGTATAAACATATTACCGACAATGCTACGGCGAACAGTATCGTAGTTTGTACGGGAGATATTGTGCATAGCAAATTGGATATGTCTCCGGAATTAATTCAAATCCTAGTAGAGTTCTTTGATGGCTTTACTATACCTACAATTGTTATTCTAGGTAATCATGATATGAATTTAAATAATATGCATCGCACAGATGCAATTAGTCCAATTATTAATGTGATTAAAAATCCAAACATAATTTTTATTAAAGAAAATGGATTATTCGAATATGGTGGCATTGTATGGAATCATATGGCAGTTGATGCTTCACCAAATGAATACATTAAAGCTAGTGATTTTGATGGTGCATATAAAATTGCATTACATCATGGCGCCGTTAATACTGCTAAAACTGATATTGGTTATCAAATTTCAAACGAACATGTAACTACTGAATTATTTGCTGGACATGATATCACGTTATTAGGCGATATACATAAGCCGGCTCAATTTCTAGATGAAGCTCGAACTATTGCATATCCTGGATCGTTGATTCAACAAAATCATGGAGAAGCCCTAGATCACGGAATCCTAGTATGGGATATTGAATCTCGTAAGGCTGAATTTGTAGAAATACACAATGATTACGGCTATGTTACATTAGAAGTGGCGGGAACAAAGATTATTAATTCTCCACATCGTATGCCGAATAAACCACGTATCCGAATTAAATTCAATGATACCTCGGCTGCAGATATGAAAAAGCTAATTGCTACAATTCGCAAAAAATACAATGTACAGGATATAACAATTCAACGAAGCACTAGCGGAACAGATACCTCGGCTTCTGCTTCATTTACAATTGGCAATGTAAGAGATGTTGAATATCAAAACACATTAATTACTGATTATATTGCAGTTAATCATCCACAAGCAACTTCCGAAGAAACTGATGCAATTCGATATATTAATCGAACAATCAATGCAAAACTTCCTGCTGTAGAATCAGTTCGCCATATGACTTGGCACCCGTTGACATTTGAATTTGAGAACATGTTTTCATATGGGGAGAATAACATTGTTAATTTTGAAAATCTACAAGATGTGTGTGGTTTATTTGCAGCAAATACTTCTGGTAAATCATCATTGCTAGATGCAATAACATACACAATATTTGATAAATGCAGCAAAACCGGTAAAGCTCATGAAGTCTTAAATAATAAAAAGTCTGGGTTTAAAGGAACATTCCGATTTGAAATGAACGGAATAACTTACACAATTATCAGAACCGGTATCAAACAAAAAAATGGTCACGTAAAAGTCCTAGTAGAATTTTTTACTGACACAGAAAACTTGAATGGAGAAGAACGAAGTGACACTAATAAATCAATTCGTCGTTATTTAGGTACATATGATGATTTTATATTAACGGCATTTTCATTGCAGGCTGATAATAATAACTTCATTGAAAAATCACAAAGAGAACGAAAAGATTTATTATCACAATTTCTAGATATCACGGTATTTGAACAATTATATCAATTAGCTTCAGATGAAATCAAAGAAACAGCTGGTAAATTAAAAGCCTATAAAAAGACTGATTTTGATATTATTATCAATGATGCCGATACTGTTATTACAAACAATCAACAAGATATAACTTCCTTAGAAACTAGGGAAGATGTGTTACAAGAACAAAGAAATACAGCTCAAAATGAAATTGTAGATTTAATTCAAACAAAACAACCAACATCATATACCGGACCAAATATAGATGCTCTAGTAAAAACAGAAACCGCATTAACAAAAGAAATATCACAGATACAAACTGCTACTGAAAAAGCTGAAACAAACTTAGAAACATTGATATCTGAATATCTAGTTATTAAAAAAGATAAACGAAAATATGATGAAGTTGAGCTTCAAAACAAATTACAACAATTAGAAATATTTGAAACTGAATTAACCGAGTTAGATACTAGTATTAAAACTCAACAAGGAATTATAAATGCAAAACAAGAAAAGATTACACATCTTTCCGACCATGAATATGATCCGAAGTGTGAATACTGTACATCTAACGTTTTCGTACAAGATGCAATCGAAGCCCAAAATACGATTGAAGCAGATAGAAACATATTAACTATATTATTACAACAGCACCGAGTAGTAAGTAATTCTATTTCGGCATATTCCACTGTTAGGGCTGATATAGATTCATTAACTAAATTGAAACAATTTCACGAAACAAAAAGATTGGCAATTGAAAAATTAGAGCTTCAAATTCAAATAATGGAAAATGAATTGCAGACACGTGAATCAGAATTAGAAACATGTTTAGAGCGACAAGAATCATTTAAAGCAAATGAAACAGCCATCACTCATAATGAGGCAATTGATACACAAATTGTTAAATTAAAAACTAATATTGATTCTGCCACAGTTAAAATAAAAACAATTACAGACACAATTCGTAGCAAACATGGCGCAATTGAGGTTGCTAAAACAACTAAAAAATCGGCAATTGAATCTTTAGATACTTATAAACAACTAGAAACCGAGTACAAGGCATTTGAATACTATTTAGATTCCGTTAAACGTGATGGCGTGCCATATGAGCTAATTGCAATGGCTATGCCTAAAATAGAATCTGAAATTAATAATGTATTGAATCAGGTAGTTGATTTTAACATGGTGCTTCAAAGTGATGGTAAAAATATCAATGGATACATTATATATGATGATGAAAATTTCTGGCCATTAGAATTAACTAGCGGTATGGAACGATTTATTAGTTCTCTAGCTATTCGTATTGCATTAATTAATGTGTCTGCATTGCCACGTCCTAATTTCATTGCAATCGATGAAGGATGGGGAAGTTTAGACGCTGAGCATATTGCTTCAGTTGTAAATCTATTTGATTATTTCCGTACAAAGTTTGATTTTTCAATTATTATATCACACGTTGATACAATGCGAGATATGGTTGATAATCTGATAGAAGTAAACAAAATTGATAAATTCAGCCAAATCTGCCATACTTGATATTTATATAAAAAGAATATTAAGGTGTAATGAAACGCAAAGAAGCAGTATATACAGGTTTAGAATACATACCAGTTTATTTTGAGGATACATCATTAACATCGCCTGATTATTTTCAAATATCTGAATTTCCTACTAGATTAACATCTGGAAAGAATCTGTTTAAACTTCGAGGTCATCCCACTAATTTACGAGTTGGTGGATATTTGAATGTTGAAGTTTTAGATTATAATGGAAATCCAATTTATCATGAAGTTATAAATTTTATTGATCAAGACAAAAGTCGGGTTATTGCAATTTATATTTATGAAGATACATCTCCTGGTGATTGTACTATTACATTGGTGGCTGAAGCTGCTACAATTAATAATCAACCGGCACCTAGTGATTGGCAAGGAAAGGCCAATGTTAAATGGACTCGCAAAATAGCAATTAATCCAACGGTATCAAATGAATCAGAAATTATTTTTGAGGCATTACCTGATATTACGGTTTCTGAACAAGTAGCTACACATCTAGATCGTGTTTATTCTGGAAGCATTCAATTCCCTACATATAACGCCGGCACAGTTAGATATTATTCAATTAATGGTCAACCAGCAATTGAATTAGCCGGCGGAACATTTACTTCTGATATGGGTAATGGCACGTTAACGGTAGCAGCACCACAAATGCCTACTCCTACACCGTCATACACTCCTTCTACAACAACGTATTCGTCTGCAATTAAAAAGATATTATCTCTAACCATCGCATTGTTAGATACCGAGTATACCGTGTATAGTAGCCAAAGTATATCTGCACATACTTATACCGGCTTTGCAGCTTCGTCATTCGCAATTAACTATGAAGCTACTCCCATATATGTTGCAACTGAAAACTCAGAATCATTTGCATTGCTACAACTTAACGGGCTAGACCCAGCAACTGGCGATATTTCCCGAATCAAAGTATTTACTAATAATGCCGGCACCGTTGGTGATTGGGAACTAGTTAATGATATTGAATTAGCAGAAACTGAAATATTCGTTCCAAGTACAGCATCACTGTATCCAGATCAATCAATTGGCATATTTACAACTCAAAGCATAATTAATACTTATTGGGAAGCCCATACATATCAAGGTCGAACAGAAACTACCGCTCCTACATTAACATGGACAACTTCTTCAATTAATAATGCAATGCTAATTAGTAGTACTACTAATATTACAGCAAACAATGCCGTGCACGTAGCACAGATTAAATCTGCCTATTCTGGTATATTTATTGCAACATCATCATATAAAGTGCAAATTGATGCATTGGGTACTAGAACCGGTAGTTTAGATCCAGTAATTTCTATTTACTTGTCAGGTAGTGCTGTTAATTATGATCCTACGGATTATTTTAATCAGGAATTACCGGTTACATTAGGTAAGCGTATTGGCGAGTTGAGAGTAACTACTGCAAATCAACGATTTGATGACGTTGTGTTTGATTTTGAATCTGATAATACCGGAACAGCTACATTGCTATTTGTTGTAGAATCTGGAATATGGCAAGTTGCGGATGTACATGTTACTACAGATAATGATCCCGGATATAGTCCTAATTATACTAGAATTAAAACACTAGTACCAACTCCCCATAAATCAGACAATCAAATTTCATTTAAAGTTGAATACTACAATGTAGCTGGAGTTAAAAGCAAACAAATTAACTATTTATATAGTAAAAATTGGCAAGGTGGAAATCGCTATATCGATGGCGAATATTCAATGCTTACCGGCTCACTGTATGTAGCAAATTCTCTAGAATCAGGCATAGCAATCTCCGGATACAAAGATACTGGATTTGTTAGATCCCTAGGATATGAAGGTTTTGCTGCAGGATTCCCGGGATTCTTAATATGGAGCGGTTCTGCATTGTCTGGATCTGCTGGCACTAAAGGAGGAATCCCATATAGTGGAGTTGGATTGGAATTATATGCAAATACCGGTAGCTATTTTAGATATTCAACTGCTGGATCTGAAATTGATGTCCGAACTAATAAATTCTTTTTTGGACAATATCCATCCCCATTCATAAGTGGATCAGATGGCAAAATTGAGATATCAGCATCAGGATTCCATTTAGCAGCTAATGGATCAGTAACAGCATCAGCATTCTTAGCAGTTAATGGTACAACGGTATTGTTTGATTCGAACAACGAATTTGCAGATGGGGCGAACATCGGTCGCGTATTATATTATAGTCCTATTGAAATTTCTACTACCGCTGGGACAATTGATACTGGAGAAGCATTCGGGATTACATCTAGTCTATTTGAAACATTTTTATTACCGGGAGAAACTAGTATACAATGTTCATTCATGATTGAACTAGATAACTCTGCAAATCCAGGAACTGCAAGTTCAATATTTATTCGCCACTATATTTCCACCGGTAGTTTATATGATAATAATACGATTGCATCTAATTATGATGTATATAATGATGAAGTCAGTATCAGTTTAACTAATGCCACCGGGACCGCCACCGCCGGCAAGTATTCATCCGGCGTACAAAATTTTAACTTTACTGGTACTAATATTGAAGATCGGCAAGGCATGTACTGTAAAATACGAAGTGTTATATTCATCTCTGGCACAGCAAGTCAGCCTACTGCAACTATAAAAATTAAAGACATTGTATATAGATCTAGTAGAGTAGCTGGAAGCGCAACAACTCCACCGTTAGCTCCAATAAGATGATAATCAATTTAATTTTATTTAATATTTATATAAAAGAAACTATCAATGAACAACATAACAGTACTTTTCCCAGGCGGATTCAAACCATTAACCGGGGCACATATGGCTTTAGCAGAACGATATGCCGAACTACCATCAGTATCTCGTGTAATACTTTTAATAGGAGAAAAACCTAGAGATGGAATTACTAGAGAAAAAACTATTGAAATTTTCAATTTATTAAATACCAATCCTAAAATTGAAATTCAACCAACAGCATTCAATTCTCCAATAATGGCGGCATATGAATTCCTATTTGAATTACCAGAAGACTCGGTTGGAGATTATGCCATGGCAGCATCTACAAAAGGAGATGATTATGTTCGTACAAAAGATTTTGTTCCAAATGTAGATAAGTATCGAATGATTGGCGACAAAAAAGGCCGCGTAATACCAAATGGAGTTAATGCTACGGAATTAAGTGTAGATGTTGATCCATTATTATATAGCAATGGAACTCCAATATCAGCATCAACAATACGACAAGCAATAGCCGACAATGATTATGAAACCTTTAGAATGTCATATCCTGAAAATACTGATGCTGAAGTTAAGAATATTTGGCAAATATTACGAGGCACCCAAGAATCAATATTTAGTTCAAATTGGTGGAAGACTGCATTATCGGAAGATGTTGAAGAGGTTGTTGAAGCAATCATGAATCCAAAAGAAAAACATCAACATTCCGCTAAAATAAAAAAATTAAGGTCATTCCTAGATAATAATCAGGATAAATCATTTGTATATGATTTTGATAAATTTACAAAAACTGTATATGGAGCAAAATTAACCGAAGGTATTATTGCAGAAAATTATATTACTAGAGAAGAATTAAGTACTATAGAATCAACTGTTGATGACTTCTTTAAACAATATAATATCGATGTTAATTTCCAAGGCCGATTTACTCATTTTCTAGAAAGATTGAATGACCCTAGAAACGAAGCTCCAATTTACATGGATGAAATAAAAGATTTCTTTGAAGATCTAGCAACCGAGTATGGTGATAAAATAGCCCGACAATTAGATTTAGAGCGCCCATCAGGTGTTGGATCTGATTATCAATTCGATATTCCAATCCATATGCCATTCATGTTGCAATGGAACCCGGGTAAAAAAATGATTGAATTGATTCCGCGCACAATTAAAAAACAAAGAGATCGATGGAAATCAAATAACCCAGATGATATTATTTATAAAATAGAATCAGTACAACAACTAAAAGAAGTTATAAATGGTGATGAAATTGAATGTGATAACTGTGATTGGAGTTGGCCAATAAAAGAAGGCGGTAAAGATTTATATGTTTGTCATGAATGTGGCCATGATAATAATCCTAAGTTAGTTGAATCAGTAACTTGTGAGATATGTAAGACTTCAATGAAACAAATTACTCCTAACCACTTAAGATATAAACATCAACTTACAATAGTTGAATATAAAAAACAATTTCCAGATGCTAAAATGATATCAGAATCATTACGTATTAGTTTATCTAAAAATAATCCAATGAATGATCATGCTGCTGTTGATAAAATAAAACAGACAAAACTAGAAAAATACGGAAATCCTAGTTTTAATAATATCAAAAAACAGCAGCAAACTTTAATGGAAACATATGGCGTATCAAATACAGCGGCATTACCACATAATATTGAACGAGCTAAAAAACAACTAGACGATATACGAATTCGAGCATATGAGTCTGGCAGATATCTAGACCCAGCTGATAAACCAGCATATATAAGATATCGAGACACTGTACGTAAATTGTCAGAACGAACAATAAAACTTTATAAAACACAAATAACAAATATAGAAAAAAGAGGCCATAAATTTCATTTAGATCATAAATATTCAATATTTGAAGGATTTAGTAATAATATTGATGCTGATATTTTAGCACATATTTGTAATTTAGAAATCTTGCCAAGTACCATTAATGAATCTAAAAATATAAAATCTTCTATTACATTGATAGAGTTAATTCAATCAATAAAAGAACACGATACCCGCGAGCTATTAGTATGCGGTGGCGCCGCTGGCCATATGGCACACCCATGGGACGATCATGGATTATCATTTAATGATATGAAAGAAATTGTTGCACGAGCATTAACTGGTCGTTTAGATATAGAAACTGCTGTTACTGAAAAGACTGATGGTCAAAACATACAAATAACATGGAAGAATGGAGAAATTGGTTTTGCCCGCGGAATTGGAACTATAATTAATCCAATGACAACTACAGAAATTATTGCAGATTTTCATCGCAAACAACAAAAAGCTATAGCAGAAAAAGGTGCAGCAGCTGGACAAGATTATCAACGAGTAGTAGATGCATATCAAGCATGCGCAGAGGATTTATCTGAATCATTGAAAAGTATACCAGAAGCAACATTGCAAGATATATTTAAAAATGGCACGGTATTTGCAAACATGGAAATAATTTATCCGGCAACTAAAAATGTAATTGCATATGATAAAGCCCATTTACAATTTCATAATCTAGTTGAATATGATGCAAACGGCAAAGCTGTACAAACAGACTTAACTGGAGGCGCTATGATGCAAAAAATTATTCAAGATGCAAATGCACATATGCAAAAAACATTTTCATTTATTCCACCGCAACGAATTAAATTAGGACGGGTATATGATTTTGAAGATCAACAAGCAGCATTCTTTAACGAGATAAATCAATTGCAACGCAAATTTAATCTTAAGGACACTGACTTAATAAGTGAATATCATAAAGCTTGGTGGAGAGATGTAATTCAAACCAAAGCAAAACAAATGGGATATGAAATTCCAGAAGATGTTTTAAATACCTTAATGTATCGTTGGGCATTTAATAATAAATCAACAAATATTTCAATATTGAAAAAACAAATTGATAATCCGGGATTTTTAAATTGGGTTGCTGAATTTGATAAAAAGGATTTTAAAGGATTCCAAAAAGAAAACTTAGAACCATTTGAAACAATATTTTTAAGACTCGGAGTATTGGTATTACAGAATGCAACTAATTATTTAGCAGCAAATCCAGATACCACAGTTCAAGATATTAAGTCAGAATTAACTCAACTTATTCGTGATTTACAAGCAAAGGGAGATCCTGCGGTATTGAAACAATTAGAAATGCAATTAAAACGAATACAACGACTAGGCGGGTTTGATGCAATCGTACCAACAGAGGGAATTGTATTTACATTCCAAGGTAATACATATAAAATGACAGGTGCATTTGCTCCAATCAATCAAATTTTAGGCACGCTAAAGTACGCAAGGTAATATTTATATAAAAGTAATAGGTAAAAGACAAATGGCAAAACAGTATAAAAAACCAGAAAATACAAAATACAAATCTCGTAAAGACTTAAAAGACTATACGATGGATGACAAAGATGGAGGATTGAATCCAAAATCATCAGGTGAAAAACTTCCTAATTTATTACGTAAAACTGATAAAGAAGTTATTGACGATGGAACGTATGATGTTAAATGGAATGCTGACGATCGTTTATATAAAGATTTAGAAGCTGGCGAGTATGATTCTAAAACTGCTTTAAAACGTCTTAAGAAACGTCAAGATACCGATGAAAAACTAAGTAAAGATCAATTAAAAGATAAAATTGAAAATTTAACTAGAGAACAAAAAGAACGCATCGTTAGAGAATATGTTCGTAGAAAAATTGAACATATACTAATTGAGCAAACTGCTCCAGAAGAAGAACCAGTAGCTCCAGAAGAGCCAGTAGTTCCGGATCCAGCTGCAGCTGCAGCACCAACTGATCCAGCCGCAGCAATGCCAGCCGCACCAATGCCAACTGATATGCCTGCCGAAGCACCAGTAGACCCAGCAGCAGAAGTTCCAGCACCAGCAGCAGCACCGGAAGCACCAGTAGACCCGGCAGCAGCTCCTGAGGCTGAAATGTCACCAGAAACTAAAGAAGCATTAGCAGTTGAAAAATTTGTAGCACATTTACAAAAAGAAGGCGGAAATATTGCTCGTATCAAAACATTGGCAAAAGTAATTAACCAATCAATGAATGAAGCTGAACCAGAAGATAAAATGAATTTCTTTAAATTGCTTCGTCAGTTTGCAATTAAGAAAATCGCAACAGTAGAATAAATTAATAAAAAAAGTTATGTCAAAAAAGTTACAAAATGTCAAAGCAGTCCGCGAAATGCTGGAGGGAACACATAAGTTCCAGACCAAGAAAACAACAGGGTTTTCTGACGCTGATGCTACTTCGAAGAAAAACGAACGACACGATGTTGGTGATGTGTGGGAAGAGAAAGATCCAACTTCTGGATTAATATACATAGTCGAACAGCGAGACGGCTTTCGTGTCCGTAAAACAAAAAACTCAGATGAATTACAAGGTGTACGGGAGGAATTAAGGTCATTTAAAAATTGCCCTAAAGAATTCTGTACTTGTAATACTCCTAATCATCTAGACGAGAAGATGAGAAAATTCCACGCAATGTGTTTTGATTGTGTAATTGATATGGAACATCAGATGAAAAAAGATGGAACATATGAAGAGTATGAACAAAACCGAGTTCGTGCAAATGCATTAGCTTGGCTAAAAGAAGCAGAATCAGATATCACACTACTTAAAGATGTTTATACAAATGCAACTCAATTTGTAACTAATTCAACAGGCGATGTAGAAACTTGGTCTGCAAAAATGACACCGGAAGAATTCGAAGAAAAAATACAAGCCGGCTTCGAAAAATATAAAGAAAATTTCTTAAAAAACTTAAATGGAGAAAACAATGAAAATGATTAAAAAGTATTGGGCTGTTATCGTAGGAGTCGTAGCAGCAGTATTAGGATTAATTTGGATAACAAAAGCATCATCCGCAAAAAAACAAAGTGACTTAAATAAAAAAATTAAGTCAAATGAAAAACAAGTTGATGTTTTAGCTGGTAAAGTTGAAGTAATTGAAGACCAGCGAGTTGCCGTTAAAACTGAGATTAAAGCAGAAAAAGAAGTAATAGCAGACTTAAAACAACAAAAAGAAACCATTAAGCCAGCAACGAGACCAATCACTGCAGCCAAACAAAATATACTAGATAAGACATCTCGCAACAAGAAAAAGAAATAATGAGAATATTACTACTCATATTATTGTTTCCATTTTTGGCAACTAGTCAAACAGTTGATACATGTTTTACGGCAGAACAAATACAAGATATATCTTATACCTTAGATTCGCTGTATCAGTTAAATGATATCAATGACAGTATTATAGCACATCAGACTAAATTAATTGGGCAACAAGATCATTTAATTAATTTGGATTCATTGCAATTAGATTATAAAACAAAACAAGTTGCATTGCTACAAGATAATATTTCACTGTATATAGAACGAGAAAAACAATTTAAACCAAAATGGTACAATGCAAAATCAATTTGGTACGGCCTAGGAATTGCAACATCTATATTAATATTTGAAATTGTAAAATAATGGCACAACCAAACATAAGACAAATCATTCAGCAACAATATATGGCGTGTGCTAAAGACCCAGTCTTTTTTATGCGAAATTATTGTTACATTCAACATCCTAAACGAGGAAAGATTAAATTTAATTTATTCGATTTTCAGGAAGATACATTAACTGAATTAAGAGATAACCGATACAATGTTATTTTGAAATCACGTCAGTTAGGAATATCAACGTTGTCTGCAGGATTTGCTTTATGGAGTATGTTGTTCAACGAAGACTTTAATACCCTAGTTATTGCAACCACACAAGAAGTAGCCAAAAACTTGGTTACTAAGGTACGTGTCATGCACGATAATCTTCCTAGTTGGCTTAAGGGTACAATTGAGGCTGACAATAAATTATCATTGAAATTTAAAAATGGCTCACAAATCAAAGCAGTATCATCATCATCTACTGGTGCACGTTCTGAAGCATTATCATTATTAATCGTAGATGAGGCTGCGTTTATTCGCAACATCGAAGAGATATGGATTGCATCACAAGCAACACTATCAACAGGTGGTGGGGCTATCGTATTGTCTACTCCTAATGGTATTGGTAACTGGTTTCATCAAACTTGGGCCGATGCCGAAGCAGAAACAAATGGTTTCCATACCATTCGTTTGCATTGGGAAGTACATCCAGAACGAGATCAATCATGGAGAGATGAACAGACTCAGTTACTAGGTGAACGAGGCGCTGCACAGGAATGTGATTGCGATTTTGTGTCATCTGGCCATACTGTAATAGAAGGCTCTATACTACAAAAATTTGAGTTACGATGCGAAGATCCAATTGAAAAAAGAGGATTTGATAATGGATATTGGGTATGGGAATATCCTGACTATTCCAGAGACTATATAGTTGTAGCTGACGTTGCCCGTGGTGACTCTGCTGACTGGTCCGCATTCCACGTTATTGATGTTTTGGATATAAAGCAGGTTGCTGAGTATAAAGGCAAGATACCACCAAAAGAATTTGGTAACATGTTAGTAACCGTTGCAACTGAATGGAACAATGCTTTACTGGCAATTGAAAATGCAAACATTGGGTGGGCAGCAATACAGCCGGCCTTAGATAGAGGATATCAAAATCTACATTATACATATAAAGACGATGGTTATACAGATGCCGATGTTCAATTGAAAAAAGGTTATGACATGAAAGACAAATCACAAATGGTACCGGGTGTAACAACATCATCCCGAACTAGACCATTAATGATTTCAGCTTTAGAAATGTATATGCGTGAAGGAACTCCTATTATACGCAGTAAACGACTCATACAAGAACTATTTGTATTCATATGGTTAAATGGCAAAGCTCAATCACAAAATGGTTACAATGATGATTTAGTAATGTCTTTTTGTATTGGGCTGTGGCTACGTGACACATCTTTAAAACTCAGACAACAAGGAATCAATCTAAGTAAACAAGCCCTAGGGCAGTTTCAAAAGACTACATCTGTAATTTATACTGGGAATCAAAATCAACAAGATACCGGTTGGACGTGGAATAATGGCGGAGAAGATGAAAGTTTAACTTGGCTTATCAAGTAAAAAATTGCATTGATCTTTAATTAGTTATATTTATAATAAAGAAAATATGGCGTCATTAAGAAAACGTTTACAGAATTTATTTAGTACCAATGTCATTGTTAGGGCATATGGTAAAGATCAACTTCGTGTAGTTGATACAAATAGACTACAAGGTGTAGGAAATTTAGGTCAGAGTAAAATAGCTGATAGATATACTAGATTGCATGGAGCTAACAAGCATCGTGTCGGTGGTATGGGTGGCTACGATTCCAACTACTATATGCATCAGAATCGTTTGCAATTATATGCAGATTATGAAATGATGGATAAAGATCCAATTATTAGTTCGGCATTAGATATCTATTCAGATGAATCAACATTAGCTGATCAATTTGGTGAAATCCTAACAATTAAAACTAATAATACTCGTATTCAAAAAATACTTTATAATTTATTTTATGATGTATTGAACATTGAATTCAATATGTGGACATGGATTCGTAACATGACCAAATATGGAGATTTCTTTTTAAAGCTGGATATTGCAGATGAAGTTGGTATTTTAAATGCCCGTCCATTTTCTAGTTATGAAATGGAACGTTGGGAAGAATACAATGAATCTACTGGCGAGTATGATATCAAGTTCAAAAACATTGCCTCTGAGCAAATGACTTATGATGTGTTTGAGATAGCACATTTCCGTATGTTATCAGATTCTAACTTCTTGCCGTACGGTAGATCAATGTTAGAAGGAGCCCGTAAAGAATTCCAAAAATTAATGATGTTAGAAGATGCAATGCTTATTCACAGAATAATGCGTGCCCCGGAAAAACGTATATTTAAAATTGATATTGGTAATATTCCACCAAATGAAGTTGATTCATTCATGGAAACAATTATCAATAAAATGAAAAAAATTCCGCATATTGATCCGCAATCTGGAAACTACAATCTTAAGTTTAATCTAAACAATATGTTGGAGGATTACTACTTACCGGTGCGTGGAGGTCAATCATCTACATCAATTGATACACTGCCAGGAATGACCTTTACCGGTATTGAAGATATCGATTATGTTAAACATAAAATGATGGCTGCACTTAAAATACCAAAACCATTTTTAGGTTATGATGAAGGTGTTGAAGGTAAATCTACATTAGCATCTATGGATATTCGTTTTGCTAGAACAATTGAACGTATACAAAAAGTAGTCGTATCTGAATTGGCAAAAATTGCAATTGTGCATTTATATGCTCAAGGATTTGAAGGAGAAGATTTAGTTGGATTTGAATTAGAATTGACGGCACCATCAATTATATATGATCAACAAAAAGTTGCATTAATGAATGAGAAAATCATATTAGCAAATGCAATGAAAGATAGCAAACTAATTTCTGACAAATACATTTATGAATACATATTCAATATGTCAGAAGAACAGTGGCTACAAGAACGAACTAACGTGATAGAGGATCTTAAAATGAGATTCCGTCAAAACCAAATTGAACAAGAAGGAAATGATCCCGCAGTAACTGGAGTATCATATGGAACACCACACGATCTAGCATCGGTTCATATGTCTAGCAACGAAGTTGAAGAAAAAGACAAAGGAGGTCGACCTCCTGAAGGTATTAAATATGGCCAACATAAAAATGAATTTGGTTGGGATCCGACGGGTATCAAACAAATTAAACAAGCATTTAATCCAGAAAATCAAAAGACGGCATTCCAACCTGACCCTAAATTTAAAAGAACAGTTGGAACTGTGGCAGTTGAAAGCATATTGAAGCAATTTGATTCTAAAAATAAATCAAGATCAATTATTACAGAATCACTTAAATCTAGTAAGCCAACAGAAACTGATACAGATGCTGGTACAATGTTAGACGAAAACAATATTTTATAACTACAAACATATTTATTAAAAAATAAGGCACCGAACAACACATGAAGAAACTAAAACATTCAAAGTATAAAAATACTGGTATTTTATTTGAACTGTTAGTGAGGAAATTAACTTCAGAAACATTGTCATCAAACAAATCGGTTACCATTGATATTATTAAAAAATATTTTGGTAAATCGACCGAGTTATCTAAGGAATTACATTTATATAATTCACTAGTTAAAGAGCAGTTTAAAAGCGAAGCACATGCATTAGATTATATACGAACAGTTAAATCTGCGTATGATAAATTAAATCAAAGTGTACTAAAAAGACAACGATATAATCTAGTAAAAGAAATCTCGGAGAAATTTGTATTTACGGATATGGCGAAAACCCATATTAATAACTATAAAGTATTAGCATCAATTAACATGTTATTTGAAAATGAGGAAACGGCAAATCCAAAACAAATAATGGAATGCAAACTTGTGATTGTTGATCACGTATTGTTAACGGAACGCGTTAAACCACAAGCAGATGAATTGATGGAGGCTTTTACGGCTCAACCAAAAGATATACGATTATTATCATATAAATTGTTAGTAGATAAATTCAACGAAAAATACTCAGTATTAGATGAATCTCAAAAGCAACTATTAAATAAATACATTGTTAATGTTAATGATACTACGGCACTTAAAGAATATATTCGTAAAATTATTCCGGGTATTAAATCAGACCTAGCTGCCCAATCAAAAACAATAACAGATCAAGTTACTAAAATTAAAGTATCTAAATTATCAGAAATGCTTTGCAATGTAGAATCAATGAAAACCATCAAAGAATCTCACGTATTGTCATTGCTAAGATATTTTGATTTAGTTCGCGAACTAAAAGGGATGCATTAATGAAATCACTATTACGAGAAATGGAAGAAAAATTCCAAGAAATTAATGATTCCTGCGACTGCGGTTCTCCAGAATGTATGGATTGTAATACCGAAGAAATTGACGAGCAAAACGTAACTGGAGCTGTAGCTGGATATAATACTCCAAATGCATTTGCTACTGAGAAATCATTTAAAAAGAAAAAGTTTAAATATGAATCTGTAAATAAACCAGCTACATATCAACCCGGAGTTGCACAATCTCCAGAATCTGATGAAGAAATATTCAATGATAAATTTCCATTCGCAGCTAAAGATGAGTTTTGGTGGCAAGCAGATGCTAAGTATCCTGTAGAATATTATGCAGACGGAATGGGAACGGGTAATATTAAAGATACTACAACACAAAAAGGTAAATTACCAATGCCAAACAAAACAACTCAGACCGGCAATATTTTAAAGGTTGAAGATGTTTTAGAAAAGAAATATTCAGAGCTAATCGAATCATATCGATCATTTACAACTAATAAACCAGATGTAACACCTGCTAAAAAAGTTAATGATACAATTCGCGAGATTGCAAAAAAGTTACAAGAGATTGAAACACTAGTAACCTATAATAGCAAATTGAAAACAGAATCGGGAGTAACATCATCACATTATGGTGCTTCTACGAATAAAGCATTAACAAAAATATCGGAACGATTAATTAAGATATCGGAACGCGTAAGATCATTAGGAGAATAATATGTCAAAACAACTTATAGTCGATTATATGCCTTTCCGCCCTATAGGCTCACTAAACGAGTCGAGCGGCGATAAGTATGGCATTCCTGGAGGTTTTGTTGTGCAAGGTATATTACAACGGTCTGGAGCTAAGAATCAAAACGGCAGGATATATCCAAAAAATATCTTAATGCGTGAATGTAGTCGATATCAGATAGAGTATATCGATCAACACAGAGCATTAGGCGAACTAGATCATCCAGAATCATCAGTTGTCAACTTAAACAACGTATCTCACAATATATTAAAAATATGGTGGGAAGGCGATGATTTAAAGGGAGCTGTACAGATACTAGATACTCCTAGCGGTAAAATCCTTAAGGAATTATTCAAAGCAGGAATAACATTGGGTATATCATCTCGCGGATTAGGATCTGTTAAAGAACTAAGAAGTGAAGGCACTGTGGAAGTTCAAGAAGACTTTGAATTGATATGTTGGGACTTTGTTTCTAACCCATCGACCCAAGGAGCATTTATGAGACCATCTCAAATGCATGAATCAGTAGATAAAACAAATACATCAAATAAGTACAACAAAGTAAATAGTATCATTACATCAATATTATGTGATGATGGAAAATGCAGGATATAATATGAAGACACCTAACTTAAAAATAATATTAGAAATGATAAATGGTGAGGAAGCACCTAAAATGACTCGTCAAGAAAAAACAGAATTTCTAGAGTCAGTAAAAAACTTCTCAGCTTTAGGCGAATCTGTTTATGGTAAAAATAATTTGCAAGAACTATGCGAACGAGTTAGAGATATTGTTGATAAAGGTCAAAGAGTAATGACTGAAAGTGGCGATTGGTTCGAATCTGTAGAACACAAAAAAGGATTCAAGCGAATTGAAGAAGATTATAAAATGTTCGAAGAGACGGCAAAAGAAATGTCTAGATTGCAAGAACGTTTAAGTATTGCATATGAAAACATAGGGCAAGGTTTAAGTCGTTATTATGATATGGATTAATTTGGTTATTACAAAAAAAATAATTATATTATATTAGGAACACGATGAATAAAATTAAAAAACTATATAAAGAATTTTTTGGATTGCAAGAACAATCAACGGCACCAGGAAAAATAGAAACATCTGACATAAAAAAAGCTCAAGTACTAGCTAAAAACGGAGTTACTGTTAAGTTAACAACTCCCGGGATAACTGAGAATGAAATAGATGAAGCACAACTTACCAATCATATGACTGACTATCGTGGTGGAGTTGAATATGTATTAAGAGATCCGGCAGAAGCTCAAGCTGTTGCTGCGGATATTCAACAATGGGCTGAGAAAAAAGGATTCACGGTTGTTAATAAAAAAGTATCTGAATCAGGTAAGGTTGGGTATTTCTATTTTCGTTTAGGAGAAGATCCAGCCCGAGATTCACAACGTATTCAAGGATATATTTCACAGAAGCCTGAAATTAAACATTTCCGTTTCAATGTTAGAGGAGAAGCTCAAGCAGCACCTACTCAAGCACCTAGACAACAAAGATCAGTCGCTCCAACACCAATTGCCCCAGCCCCAACTAATAATCCAATCGTATAAATAAATAAACAAGTTATAATGAGTAAAAAACAAAAACAACATCAAGCTATCGTTCCGGGTAATGCAATGGCAGTTAAAGTAGTTGGCACATCTAGAGAAGATTTAGGATATGCAATTAAAGGATGGAAACGCAAAGTAAAAAACGCTGGAATAATAGAAGAAACTAGAGATAGAAAAGAATTTATTAAACCTAGTGTTAAAAAGCGACGACAACATCAAGCAGCCGTGTTTATGCAATATGTAAGAAACTTGCACGCAAATTAATTATTAAAATATTTTACTATTAAAGCCCCTTCCTAAAAAGTTGGGGCTTTTTTACTGGTTTTTCAAACTTGCTTATATTTATTCTAGAATACGCTATTCCAACCTTATATGGCGTCTATACATTATTTAAAATATTCTATTAAGATTTCGAATAATCTTATTTCCAAAAAAAAATTTAAGGAGAACAAACTATGGCAAAATCAGATTTGCTAAAAGAAGCGATCGCCGATGCACGTGCTGTTAAAGAAA